CGACTCGGACAATATCTCCCGCGCCAGAAGGGGCTGTTTGGGTCAAAGCTCCTGCTGTTACATCGACGTAAATCGCACCCCCTACGGTCCATGCCCATGCGTCATTTCTACAGAAACTCCCCGGCAAAGCGACTTTCATGGGGTTCCCTGCCGTCCCTGCTGCTGCCGCTAAAGCAAGCATAACCGGACCCGAAGTCGAGGCGGCATCCGCATCTGCTAAAAGCCATGTACTTGACGATCCTAGATAGACTAATTCCCATTGTGCGACTGTGGCTCCGGCGTTGAATGAACTAGTTGTATCACCAACCACCGTGTCATCCGTGTTAGGTGTCCCGTCAAGCTGCATTTCGTTGTTAATAACGATGTTTGAGTTAAAAATAATACCCGAAGCCGCTCCGGCGAATGTCAACGAATTCGCCGCGTGAGTGATTGTTACATCCCCGTTGTTCCAGTTTATAACCCCTCCGGATGCAAGGAACAAATCAGACCACGAGACGGTTGCAGAACCCAAGGCCGATCCATCGTTAGCTGAAGGTCTCACTGCGCCCGTGGCAAAAGTGTAAGCAGTTGAAGCCCCCGCGAATGCAAGTGTATTAGCAGAGTGTGTTATAGTAACATCGCCGTTGTTGAAGTTAATCACCGAACCAGAGGCAAGGAAAAGATCTGCCCACATTAAAGCTGTGGTTCCTAGTGCCAATCCATCATTGGTTATTGGAGAAAGTGCAGTTCCGGTCATCTGCATTTCGCCCGTACTGTTTGCAGCCCAACCTAAAGTATTAGCTGCTGGAAGATACATTCCATTTGAGGGAACGGTTGTGCTTGAAGGAATAAACGATGCCCCGGTGACAGCCCCTACCACTGTTAAAGCATCAGTTGTTTTGTTATATGTTAGTCCCGTATCCGCCCCAAACGCCCCACCATCATTGAATTGTACTTGTGTATCAGAACCAGCGGGAGACCCACTACCAGCCGCTACATAATTTCCTGCCGCATTAAGGAAATCCGTCGCGCTTCCTGCTGCCGTTAGCGTAACACCATTCACAACTTGTCCTGCCGGAAGTGTGACGGTTCCTGTAAAAGTCGGAGAAGCCAGAGGAGCCTTCGCAGCCAAATCAGTGGTTAAATTCGCAATAGAGGACTGTGCAATATTCGTTAAAGTATTATCGGGTCCGTTGATGGTTTTGTTTGTTAAGGTTTGTGTCGCCGCAGTGATTGTTACAGTTCCTGAGTTATTGGGAAATGTCCACGATCTATTGGCTGAGAGGGCGGCCATAGTGATAGTTCCGGTAAAGGTCCCATCACTATCTAAAACGATTTGATTGGTGGAGTCCGTTAAAGACAGTGTTGTTCCAGTTGCCACACCTATATTAGGTGTCGTTAAATTAGGGGACGTTGCAAGAACAATATTGCCCGTCCCGGTTACAGGAGCATCTACAAATCCCGTTCCATCACTAACTGGAATCTCTCCTGCCCCGAGCGTGGTTGTAATTGTCAGTTCAGGGTCGGACGGGTCTCCATCAGAAGTACCAGCAAAACCATTGGCTGATGCAATAGAAACAGTTTTAACTGTTCCACTACCATCTCCTATCGCCACAAGCGGGTCGGACGGGGTGCCGGAACCTGTAATCGTCACCCCGTCAACCGCGACGTTGTTCTGTGTTTGATCTAAAGTACCTGTAATTACGTGGTCATCGTTCCATTCGGCCTTGTTAATCTCTACGCCGGGCTGGTCTGGTAAGGTAGCAACGGTGCTATGGGTAATCTGTAGGGTCATTGAACACCGACAATTTGATCGTTTTCATTTCTGATAACTTGTTTTGGTCTCGTAAGAGCCTGAATAACCGCCTGATCGCCCTGGACCTGTAATTTACCCAATTCCTGCAAACCCTGTCCTAAGGTCTGAACCATCTGCATCATGACTTGAAGTTGTTGTTGTTGCATTGCCATAAACTCATCAAGTTTTGTAGGACCTTCCTCAAAGTCCTCATCCGTTTCAACTTCTGTGGTTATGGGATTCTGGGCTTTTCCTGCGCCGAGTTTAGCCACAACTTTCTGTCCTCTTAAACGAAGCTTCTCAAGTTCCAAGTCTCTTTGGCCGTTAATCGTCGCAAGTTTCTGGTCGTTGTCGTTCTTCATTTGTTGAATTTTAAGTTCTGTATCCGATTTCATTTCTTCTTTTTGAACCTCCGGATCGGGTTTGGGTTGTCCAGCCGTTTGAACAGCTTGTTGTGTCATCATATCGAGGGATTTTTGTATCTCTTCTTCCATCTCTGCACCTACGGGGAAGGCTTTGATTCCAAACATGACCAAATCACCTAACATCGGGGCTAATTCTGGAGCCTGAGCGCCTATGTTTATGGCTGTCTCCAAATAACCTGACAAAGCCCCAAGGAACTCAGTGCGATCCTCCTTCTCTTGTTGTTGATCCGGCTCGATAGTAGAATCAGTCTCAATCTCAATACGGAAGTTTCTTACCGCACCATCTCTTAAAAGGGATTCGGCTTCAGGTGGAATTTCAACTGCCGAGATGTTTTGAATCGTAGAAATATCATAATGCTCTGCGATAATCTCGCATTTCAAACGTAAGATGTCCCGAATGAATCTCTGAACGTCCTTTTGCTTTTCTTTGATACGTAGCGAGCCCCATTGGTTCTTAATCTCTTGAGCGCCAAGGGTCTCACGCGGATCGGAAGCACCACGGATAATATCCGAAAGTCCAGTTAATTCATAAATATCCTGCTTCGCCATTGACTTTAGAGAGGAAACCTGAATGGCGCATTGTGCGAATATCTCTAAAGGGACGAATTTGAATGGCTCGTACTTTTCCATAGGAGTTGAGGTGGGAACTAGGACGTTCTCTTGATCGTCATCGAACAATCTTTGAACATTCGTGTCTACAGCTTGGTAAACACCTCTTACCTTTAGAGCGTCCCCGATACGTGAAAGGCGGTTTGTATACTTAGACAGGTCATTCGCCTGATCCTGATACAAAGCATAGTCAGGAACCGGAACAATGGTCTCGTTATCAAGGTTTGATAGAAGCGGTTTCGGACATGGGAAGAACTGGTCAAACTCGATAGGAACAGGACCGCGCTTTAATATCTTTTGTATCTGGTCCGGAGCGATGAATAGTTGTTCTTTCGAGGTCTTATCCCAAATCTCCCAGACACATAGTTTGTTATACTCACCATAATTTAATTTTATGTACTTTTCTGGGAAGTATTTCTTACACTCCATCCGGGTAAGCATGAGCTTTCTACCCACGAATGTAACTTCTTCCCAAACTCTGGCTTTATTCGTGATAAAATCATCGTTGTTGACAAAAACATAATAACAGTTTTCGCTAATCTTGATCTCGCCAGTCGGTACCTCACCGCCTTCGTCAATATCCCCTTGCTCAATTTCTTCAAACTGCGGCTCGTACGCAACCCATCCCTGACCCTGACCCGTTAAGAGAAACTCAAGAATGGTCTGTCTTAACGCACCATCAAAATCATACTCGTACAGTTCATTAACGATGGTCTTTTTTAAAGCCTGAGCGACAATTGGAGAGGCTGGGTCTTTCTGGCTCTCTTTAGCCATAATAACCGGAATGGGAAGGTGTGAGTATAATACAGGAGCCATGGTCTGAACGTTTGACCATAGAATGTTAAATGTTTTGTTTTCGTTTGAGGGGATGACACCATCGCGTTTATCACGGTAAATAGCTTTGATCTTCCTTGATCTTTCCCACCAAGGTTTTCTGTCCTTAATGGCCTGATCTATTCTCTCTGACCAGCTTGCATCATCGTCATCGGAGGCATCGGGTGCCGCATCATCGTAAATATTATCTGCCATCTAAACCCTATTGCTCTTCTTACGTGTTTTAAACAATTCGCTTACCATAAGGTTGTGAGCAGGATCACGTGGTTTTTTACTTACTGCCGCCCTTGCCATTACGCCATATCTGAGAGTATCGGCAGGGTGGTCTTCGGAATCGCTGTCTATGTCTTCGGGTTTGTGTTCATCATGCTGTAATATGGGTAATGTACGGATTAAATGAACACAAGTCGAGAAGAAATATATCATAGGTTTATCATCTTCGCCAACCAATCTTCTTCGCACCTCATTCCATCCCGGTATACGAGTATTGTCGCCGGGCATGAAGATAACCCCATTCCCGGCCATAACTTCGGCTATCGAGGGGCCTCCGTCTCTTTTAAAGATCGCAGGGTCCGCGACTGAGAATGTAATCTTCTCTCCCTCATCCTCATGCTGTAGAATGTTCTGGGCCACCTGATCGGCGGTCATTTTTAACCCTTCATTGGGTTTACCAGTCCAGCCGTAATATTCTCTATAGACAATCAAATCACCATTTCTAAACCTTTTATCCGTCCCATCCGAAACAGCAATCCACAGCGTCTCAAAAGGTCTATACGAACCCCAGTCGAAAGCTCGATATCTGGTCCACCACTTAGGAATAGTGAAGGGTTTGATAACATGTCTCGCGGTGTTAAATTCTGGGAAGTATGATCCCTCGATAACAGACCAATCACCCTCTAGCCATGCCCTGACTAACTGTTCTGAACCTGATTGTTGAAGTGTCGCCACGTAATCATTCCCTAGGAATTTGTTATCCTTAATCTTGGAAGGAATAAACACCCTCTTTTTTATGGTAATTTCATCCGTGAAGGGATTCTTAAACTCTTCCTCTAAAGTCTTAAACCCTATTGGACAGGGATCAATGTACCTAGCTTTAACCCAGTGATGTCCCGGTCCACCCGGGTTTCCTGTGGCGACAAAGTGACAATCCACACCGGGAACACGCAAAGTCGCTTTTAACTTGTTAATCGGTGCCGGGTCTCCAAATTGGGTAATCTCCTCAATCGCCACGAAAGAATAGTTGTGTCCCTGATACGCTTCGGCGTCTTTGTCGCTCTCAAGATAAGCAAATCGAAGGACAGCCCCGTTTGGCATAACGTATTCCTTGGCTTGCTCTTTCCATACTGCCCCTACAGGAGCAAATATCTTGTGAGCTTCGGAAATCATATCTACGAGGTGGGTTCTTTCACGGCGGACAATAAGACCTTTTGCTTTATTCCCCCATTTAGCCGAGTGGGCCGCCCATTTGAGAAGGACAGCCATTGTCTTTCCACCGCCCCTTGCGCCTCCGAAGAATATCTCAAAGATCGGACAGGCAACAAAGTCCCATTGAGGGCCTGCTTGGGCTTGGGCTATGACCTTGTAGCTTACTTGTGCCGATTGGCCCATGCGTCCTCATCCATGATCGCAGGGGTGGAGATGACGAAGGGAATGGGGTTGTTTTTGTCCCCTTGTAATTGAAGGGGAAGAACCTTGCCTACGAGGGTCATAAAGGCGACTGGGTTTTTTTCGGATTGTTCTATTAAGTAGTCTTGACCGCCAGCCTTGTCTAAGGCCCCTAAGATCATTTCTTTAAGATCGGTTGTGAGTTTGTTTGGTACGCCCTTCTTGCGACCAGCCCCTTCTCTCTTACCGCCGTTTCCAAATGCCATAATAAAACTTGATTGTTTTTCTTGTTATGTTAATTACTGTACGGGACCAGCGGCCATAGCTGCTTGAATAGCGGCGGCTTGGGTTGCGTCTGAATCGCCTGTTGTCGTAGTGACGAATTTAGCCTTACCGGGATAGGATATATTACCTAGAACGTACCATGTTGTCTTGGGTGTTCCGTTGAGATCGTAATAAGACCGGGCGAGTTTTGCGCCTTTGCCTTGTCCTGCGGGATCGAGAATTGCCTGAATGCCAGCTTCTGTTGCCATGTGATTACCCCTTTTGAGTTATTCTATCCAATGTTCTGGGGTTTGGCAAGTTTCTTATATCAGTCATCAACTTTCTCAACCATTCATACTCCGGGTCGTTTTCAAGTGCGTATTCGTTTCTAATTCTATATCTCCACAATTATCCATATTATAACCCAAGAGAAAACAGCGACCGTTATCGCGTTCAGCCCTATTAACCTATCAAGCGATTTCTTGCCTTTGTATGCGCCGCCTATAAACATATATAGCGCTCCACCCATCTTAGTTCTGTCATGGCTGGCCTGAGTGAGTTCTTTCTCATGTCCGAGATTATGTTTTTTATGATATTCCCCTTATCCATTATTTCTCACCTTTTGTCTGCGGGGATGGGGTGGGTGATTTTGGCTCAAATCCCTCCTGCCAGCGTGTTGAATCATATCCTACGCACGTTGAATTACCTTCATCCACATAGCGGGTTAGCTCCATAGTTGCCGATCTAGCAATCTCGCAAGCCGCTTGGTTTGGAAAAGTATGGAACGACACTCCAGAATACGTGCCTATAAAAATTATCAACAGCCATTCCATTTACTTCTCCTTGGGTATGTCAAGAGTGAGTCTATTCCGATCAGGGCGCGGTTTAACCGTAAGTTCTTGTAAATCATACCATTTTATGCCATTATAATCAATACAAAGTGCTACATACCGATCAGGGTAAAACGGTGATTTCCCCACATAATGAGCAATTTGCCCATCCACCAATTCGAAGGCCATTCCGTTAATCGCGTTCTCCCAATCAAAGGGTGGCTCATCCAGGCGGATAATGTCAAAGGGACTTAACGTCTCCACAACTCCCGAACCCGTATCTGTGTAACTCCATCCATAGCGAGCGTTGGCGTAGCATGTTTCATTACTGCTATCCTGAAACCTAATTCTGCGCCCTATATGATTTGCTTTTGTCCATCTTATTTCTATTTCCTCAATCACCGCACTTCCCCCACATCTAAAATGAGCGATGGTGCCTTTTGTGGCGCGGGAGAGGTCTACGATGGCGGCGGGCTTAACCTTAGTCAGATTGTCCGTACATCCAAAATAACCGTCTAGCGGTCCTTCCCATGGGGAAATTAGGTCATCCCCCCTCTCACGTTCTATGCAGGAGCCGTTCCAGTACCACGACCTAAAAGAAATGCCGCCATCACCCCTATCAACCACGCCTGAAAAATTCTCGATTATTTCTGATTGTATGGTCGCTTTTTGGCCGTATCTGGTTTTATATTCCTTGCCTATCTCTATCTTCATGATTGGTCTCCTTGGCGGGCTTTGAGCATGGCGTCTGCGTATTGGTAGGCAACCTTCGAGCGCATTTCTGGGAATGTCCACGTTCCATCACTTACGGCTCCATTGGTTCCCGCCGCTATTAACCCCATCAATGCAGCCATAGCCATCTTGTCGCGCAGGGTTTCCAGATTGGCATATTCCTTAAAATCCTGAATAACCTCATAGCCCGAGTGAACTTCCAGATAGGCGTCCATTTCTTT